TCAACTGGCTTTGACATCATTGCGCCTGCTACTGAACCTTTTTTCATTTAACACCTCCCTATTTAACCTGCGATTTGTGCAAGTAAACTTGCTATATCTGGACGACCCTGTGGAGTACCTTGAGGAGCGCCAGCAGCAGGGGCCGCACCCATTTGTTCTGGAGTTGGCTGCGAGGCAGGAACGGGGGCCACGCCTGCTGCTGGAACTTGAGCACCTAATTGTGCTTGTTGTTGTGGTTCAGGCGCGAACACCTTTTCCACCACAGTTTCTAGTTGTAATCCTTTTTGTCGTCCCTGAATAACTTCAGCAATCCGAGCAACAATTTGTGAAGGGTCTTGACCTTGTGCAGCAAGGGTCGGAATCGCCGAGGCATACTGAGCCATAGCAACACGCAAACTATCACGCATCTCTTCAATGTCAACACGTTGTTCTTCTTGAGTAACATTTAACTCCATTGGAATTTCACGGCGAACATAATCGCGGGAAACAAGTTTATCTGAACGCATTTGTAGCAAAGCAATGATTGCACGGTTAGGGTCCATACCAGACATAATTCCGTACTTAACATCTACACCATACTCGCCTTTGATATCACGAGATGGGATGTACTTCATTGTGTATGGAGTTCCATCTTCATTACCTTTAATTGTCTTGGTAATGGAACCAAAAATCTTCTCGTCTACTTCAAAGCAGAGAGCAACCATATCAACAAACAGACGAGCAAATTGTGCTTGTGCTGCTTTGACCTGTGTATCAAATCCAGCCTGCAGTGCTTGAACGCCACGTCCTGTAACAATCGACGAGTCGATATTTCCTGAGCGTACCTCTGGATAGCGAGCGCCTAAGCGTAGTTCTCGCTCTAGTACCTGCGACTCGGAGAAGACACCCGCAGGTAGTTCTAGAGGAACACGGCGAATAGCCTGTGGATTTGATGAACGCATAATTGAATCTGGACCGAAAGCAAGTTCTTGCACATCTTGTGGAATTGCAATAGGTGCCTGGATAGATTTTTCTGCTGCTTGAATCTGAAGAACTGCAAAGCGAGCACGAGCAAGTTGCACAGCGAGAATATCATCGAACTGACCGCGGGCTTCACCGTCAAGTGAGGCACGCATTGCAACTGCGCCTAAACACTTTCCGATTGGATTAGGAACGTTAGCAAGAACTAAGTTACCACGGTCTGGAAGAAAGACCATATCCTGGTCTGCATCGTGGTAACGCACCATTGTAATTAACGGTGAGCCTTGTACGTTTAGCGAGTTTCCGAAGATTTGTTTCGAGAACTCTGGGTACTGAGTGGCAAGAGTTTCAGCATCAGATTGAGTGACGATTGTGAGCGAGAGCGTGCGACCAAAGCGGTCAATCTCAGGATAAACGCCCCAAGGATTAAGAAGACGAATGCGAGGATTATTAGTATCATAGTCCATCTCAATCATTGCTGGCAGCATTCCGTAGGTGTTAAACCAATCTGCGCCAGAATACATTTGTACTTGTAGGTCTGAAGAAGAAACGTAATAGTTAGCGATGCGGGTTCTGATATCTGCTGCCTTGCGTGCAGAGTCAGAGACCATATTTGTAGCAGAGCAGTTGAAGGATGGAAGGGGAGCCATCACTTCTGCTAAGTCGCGTGCTGCTACATCAACGAAGTTTGCAACAAGAGGCTTTGGATAATCTTCAGAGAACATCGCTGGGTAGACCTTGGAGATATCTCCTTGGCGTACCGAAAGCACATCGCGCATACGTTGGTCGCGCTTTGCGAACTTAGTCTGAAGGCGTGATACCTTCGAGATTACCTCTTGCGTGTTAAGCACTATCTACCTCTATCGGTTGAAATCGCTGTACGGAAATCCTGAACCAGCGGTGTGAACTCGCTGGCCAGAACCGTTATGATTTTTTCGTTTTGCTTTTTTAATTTTTGCTCCAGCAGTTTTACGCTTGGCTGATGCCTTGGATACAAACACGTCCTTGCGTGGCACTACTTCTTCTTTCGTGAAGCCATTAGTTCTTTATCTGTTGGCCACATACCAGTCTTCTTTGAGACTGCCGCACGTTCCTTCATTAACTTATCCATAGCAGCGGCTTGCTTTGAAGCAGTCGTTGTCTTTTTAACTACGGTCTTTTTGACGGCCATTACTTATTCTTCTTTGCTACAGAAACTTTCTTAACTGTTCCAACCTTCTTAGATGCTCCACCAGAGATTCCGCGGTTTGTTCGTGCTTCCTGAGCCTTCTGTGCTTCACGCTTTGCAATACCTTCAGCACGGCTTGCGGTGCGTTGCGTATCTGTGCGTCGGCGTTGTTGCATTACATTTGCAGCCTTGGCCTCAGCGGCGTTTGGATAGCGACCGATAATTTTTTCAAGTCCTGCAGCCTTTTTGCCGCGGGTTGCTGTCATTACAAGTTCATCTGTTTTAGCAGAAGAACCACTGCTGTAATTTTCTTTTTGTGCTCGTGAGCGAGCGTCTTGTGCTTTCTTTATTACTTTGTTTACGTTTGGCATTATATTCCCCTTTATATGAATTGTTTCTCTTGCTCCATCAACAGTTGGTCGATGTTTACTACCCGACGCTTGTTTAACTCAGCGCGGGAAAGGAAAGGATTTCTCATATGGTGCTTGACGTGCATTCCTGTGTTGAGCATCTCTCGTGCTCTAATCTCACAGAACCATAAAGCCATCACCATATCTGTCTTACCCTTGGTCGTCGGAGACCAAGTAATAAGTTGTTCTATTAAAGCCTTGATGTTTTCAGTTTGGTCTGACGGTAGATGCATCAGATTATCTCGGTGATGCTTTCCATCTTGCTGCTTAGTTCCAAACAAGGTAGACATAGAAGCAACACCAAAGCCTGAATCCCATTTGTTAGAACCAGTGTGGTGTTCTCGAAGTACAACACCTTTGCTTGCTAGTTGCTGTCTAATTCCTTCATCTTGTGTGAGGAATGACTGGAAGGCGTTCTTTTCCACAATCCACTCTGCGGGTGTGTAAAGGTTGGTCCAGTCGAATATGAGTTGGCGAATTGCTGCGGGCGTTGGCCTGGTAATCTTGATAGCATCCACGATGTACCGCTTGTGAGAAATCCTATCAATAGCGTAGCAGACGGCTGCTGTGTCACCAACCATAGCAGGGTCCAAGCCGCAGATAAAACTAAAACCGTTAAGGTCGCGAGGGTGGCCAGGGTTACCAGGAACCAGACGACCTGATTTACGCATTCCATCTATCGAACCCTTAACACAAACAGGGTCAAAAATAGCATCATCAGAAATATCTTGTTGCTGATAGATAAGTGCCCAAGTAGAGGCATCCATAGACTGACGTTCATTATATAAATGTTTTCCGTTCCAGCGGGGATAGAGTCCTTCTTCGTTCTTATCAGACTCAAGTTGTCCGTCAAAAGGTTGGTCTGAGTAAGGCCAGAGTGTTACCCACTTATCAGGGTCTTCATCTGTTTCAAGAAGTGCTGGCATTGCCAGATATGTCCACGGGACTAAGCCACCTGGGTATCTATCTGGGTTGCGTAATTCTTTATATAGGTCTACCGCGGCAACGCGGGTACCAATAACAATTAACTTACCCGTCGGGTTAAGACGGGAGCGAACGTCTTGCTGTAGCCACTTAATCTGCTTTTCAAAGTCATTAGCATTTGATAAAGTGACAGCGTCATCTATGATAATCATATCTGCACGCTTACCGTAAATCTGACCGCCGATACCTACGGCTTCGATATTGGGGTCCTTCTCAGTAGACTCACGCAGTTCATCACCGAAGGTGATACGCGTGGCCTGCCAAGAGGCGGTCTTAGAATTGAACCCAACCCCAGCGGCATAAGCCTGTTGGAGTTCTTCGTACATTGGATGCGTAAGGCGTTGCTTAATAGCATAAAGGAAGTCAGCAGCCAGACGCTGGGTTTGGGAAACTATCAGGACTCTAAAGTTGGGGTCCTGTACCACCTTCCACGTTACATAGTCAACGGTGATAGTAATTGACTTGGCGTGGTTTGGGGGAATGTTAATGAGGATGCGGTTATCTGCCGTACCCTTTTCATACTTCATCGACGGGTGGAACCAGGAAGGTTCCTTACCATTGATGACATCTACAAGGTTCTGCTGGTGACCGAAGGTCTTCTGCTTGAGGAATCTTTCCCGCCAGGAAGGAAAGTCTAAATCCATTACCTCAGAGTCTGCAAACTTTTTATTGACTGCACCGAGGCGAGTTCTGTCGGCGAGGTTCTTAAAGTTTAAGTC